AGGGTCTAGAGTTTGTCTCGGAAGAGTCATTCGCCGCGAAGGTAAAAACCATCAAGGAGTCTTACTTCAAAGAGTCAATTGCTGCCCCCGCATCGGTTGCAGATGAAACCCCAGTAGAGGGTGAGAATGCAGAGGTAACTCCAGCGATGGCAGCATATCTCTCAGCACTCAATCGCTGGTCTTGATAATAAACCCTATTTTTCCAACGGAGCAAACAAATGTTTAACGCAAAAGCTCTAACAGAAAAGTGGAACCCTGTTCTAGGTCATGAAGGCGCTGGTGCCATCAAGGACAACTATAGAAAGGCTGTTACCGCTGTTCTCTTAGAAAACACAGAAAAGGCACTACGCGAAGAGCGTGGTATGATCAACGAAGCATCCAACACAGTTGGTGCTATCAACGCAGCAGGTCTTTCAGGCGCTGCACTAGGAACTCAAACTGGTGGTCTTGCAGGTTTCGATCCTGTTATGATCTCCCTAATCAGACGTGCTATGCCTAACCTCGTAGCATACGATATCTGCGGTGTTCAACCAATGAGCGGTCCTACTGGACTAATCTTTGCTATGAAGTCGCACTATCAGGAGCAAGGTTCATCCCTACGTGGTGGTCCTGAGGCACTCTACAACGAGCCTGATAGCAACTTCTCTGCTGTTTCACCTGCTACTGCAACCAACGGCATTCCTGACTACAATCAGACAAACGCTGCTGGTGGTAACGACACTCATCCTCGTGGTACTGTCAATCCTTCTAACGCTGACGCAAACCCAGGTCTCCTCAACGATGGTGGCACCTATGAGCGTGGCGAAAGAGGTATTGTAAGAGCAACCGCAGAAACTCTAGGCGCAGCTGGCACTCTATTCAACGAGATGTCATTCAGCATCGAGAGAACTTCGGTACAAGCACGTACCAGAGCACTCAAGGCTGAGTACACTCTAGAACTAGCACAAGACCTCAAGGCAATCCACGGTCTTGATGCTGAGCAAGAGCTTGCTAACCTACTCTCAAGCGAGATTCTTGCTGAGATCAACCGCGAAGTCGTTCGTACTGTTTACACCATCGCTAAGCCTGGTGCTCAGAACAACGTTGCTAACGCTGGTATCTTTGACCTTGACGTTGATTCAAACGGTCGTTGGTCGGTTGAGAAGTTCAAGGGACTCATGTTCCAAGTTGAGCGTGATGCTAACGCAATCGCTCAGCAGACCCGTAGAGGTAAGGGCAACTTCATCATCACTTCTGCTGATGTTGCTTCTGCTCTCGCTATGTCTGGAACCCTTGATTACTCCTCAGGTCTAGGCGGCGCTGGTGGTCCTTCCATCGGTGAAGTTGATGATACTGGCAACCTCCTAGTAGGAACCATGAACGGCAGAATCAAGGTTTATGTTGATCCTTATTCGGCAAACGTTTCCAGCAATCAGTTCTATGTTGCTGGTTACAAGGGCACCTCACCTTATGATGCTGGTCTCTTCTATTGCCCATACGTTCCCCTCCAGATGCTACGTTCTATCGATCCTAGCACCTTCCAGCCCAAGATTGGATTCAAGACCCGCTACGGCATGGTCAGCAACCCATTCGTTGAGGCATCGGCAGGCGTTCCTGACGGCGAGACCCTCACCGCTAACGTTAACCAGTACTACAGAAGAGTACTTGTTAAGAACCTCATGTGATCCGTATTCACAAAACAACACACGGGACCCCTTAGGGGGTCCCTTTTTTTGTAAATAGTAGTTATAATATGTTTCGTAAAGAAATGCCAAGAGGTCGTATGAGTAAGGTTGACATCCTTGCAAGAGTTTATAAAATGAAGAACGAACTCTACAATGGCACACACTATGCCAAAGGCAAAGAGTGGCATGACGGCGCACATGATGCGTTGAATAGAGTTCTAGATCTACTAAACGAGTATAGTTCATGAATCAGTCTTCCATCCTTCTATTACTGTGTTTATCTCCACTAGCGATAATTTTTATCGTTATGAAGATGGCACTTTGGATGGGAGAGACTGCTTCTTTTGCCGCAAAAACCAAAGAGCTTGAAAGAATGCAACATGGTCCCTATATCGTTTGGGATGAAGAGGAGGAAGATGAATGGTCTTAGATGATCTATACAGAAGAGTTGCAAGGGCAAGGATGAATATCCTAATGGAAGAACCATGCCCTATGTACGAACCCGAATGGGAGAAAACTTATGGCACACAGAATGAATCAAATAGAACCAGACAAATTAATAACAAAAACAGAATGTCAGGAGATGATCGATGATGCAATACGACGCCACAACCGTAACGCTAGCATTATTTCTATGTGTGTTGGTTGGTTCGTTCTTGCTCTTTTTGCAGAAGGTCTCCTCAGGCTTATAGGAGTTATACCACCAGTATTCCCATGGCTCAACATTACGCTGAAATAATAGGACTAGTTTTCCTGCTGGTATTTGCTGCCACTATGTTCTATCAAGGAACATGCATTATGAGAGGGCAGCGTGGATACTCACTCAGAGATTATCTCAAACAAGATAGCACTAATATGCGTCGCAGGGTGGAGGAACTTCTCAAGGATAAATAAGTAGTAGCTTGGGAAGTTGACATGTCTGCTGATTGGTATAAAGAACAACCAACCAATAGAAATTTTTTAAATCCAATTGGATACCTCCTCAAACTGGAAAAATTTGAGGGGGTAGATTTCTTTTGCCAATCAGCAAATGTGCCTGATATCAATATGCCAGTTACTGAAGTAGCATCAAGATTTAGAAATTTACCAATCATTCCAGGGGGTGGAGTATCCTTTGGAGATTTTATAGTCAGATTTATTGTGGATGAAGATCTGAGAAATTACAACAGCATTTACAAATGGATTCGTGATAATGGTAATGCTGATGAGATGGCAAGAAAAACTTTAGAGAAAGACATCTACACAAATGGACAACTGCATATTGTAACTTCTTCATACAATCCAGCATTTATTATTGACTTCAGAAATATATTTCCAGCATCATTAACCAACCTACAGTTTGATGCTACAATTAATGATGTAGAATATATTACTGCTGAAGTAGTCTTCAAGCATCAACAATTCTTTATTTGTGATAAGAACCTCAAACCTCTATGAACTTTGAAACCCTTCGTAATAAATTTGAACAACTGAGAGAAGAATGGGCAGAAGATAGCGCAGTAGACTTTCAGTTTAAGAACAAACAGTATACCACAGATCTTGGACAACTTGCGTTAGACATCCCTTTTCAACATAATAAATACTTAAACCATTACACTGACATTTCTCAGATCAAGACTTCTCTAGAGTTTGAGATCCGAAAGTTGGTTAAAGAGAAACGTGAGTATTATTCTGGTGAGGCAGACGCAAAGACTTACGCCTCTAAACCATTCGGGTCTAGCATCAAGACTTCAGAAAAAATGAAAACTTACCTTGAGGCAGACGATGATATCGTCAATCTTGAGGCAAAGATCAAATACTTAGACCAGATGTTGTACTGGTTAGATCAAGTCATGCGTCAAATTTCTAATAGAGGATTCCAGATCAAGAGTGCTATTGAATGGGAGAAATTTATTAATGGACAATAATGACACTCATCTCCGTAAAAAAGAAGAATGAAGTTTATGTAACTGTACAGTCCGTTGAGCCCCATGTTCATATGGAGCTTGCGGACTATTTTTCTTTTGAAGTACCTGAAGCAAAATTTCTAAAGAAGAACCCCAGGTACAAATACTGGGATGGAACCATTCGTCTATACTCTCCTGGTACAGGCGAACTTTATGGTGGGTTGATGGAACACCTAAAGGTATGGGCAGATGAAAGACAATACACACTCGAATATGAAAAGAATGATTGGTATGGAGATGTTGAAGAAACTAACGACTTTGTTTCTCCTGCTGGTATCAAAACCTTTATGGACAAGATCACCAGAGAGGGAATTGCTCCACGCGACTATCAGTACAACGCTGTCTATGAAGCGATAAAGAACAACCGCAAACTACTTCTTTCTCCTACGGGGTCTGGGAAGTCTCTGATGATTTATTCCCTCGTCAGATACTATACTGCTACCCACAAGAAGACGCTGATCATCGTCCCTACTACGTCCCTCGTAGAACAGATGGTTAATGATTTTATTGACTACGGTTGGAATGCGGATGATCATGTTCATAAGATTTACTCTGGTAAGGATAAGAATACTGATAAACCGATCATCATTTCAACTTGGCAATCTATCTACAAGTTTCCCAAGCGTTACTTTGATGATATTGATTGTGTGATTGGAGACGAAGCTCATCTCTTCAAGTCTAAGTCATTAACAGGCATTATGACAAAGCTTCATAATGCAAAATACAGATTTGGATTTACTGGCACCCTTGATGGTAGTAAAACACATAAGTGGGTATTAGAAGGTTTATTTGGTAATTGTGAGCGTGTAACTAAAACAGATGATCTAATTCGTCAAGGGCACCTATCTAAATTTAGGATCAAAATTCTTCTGTGCAAACACGCTCCGCAATATTTTGAATCATATCATGATGAAATTGATTATCTGGTGGAGCATCGTGGAAGGAATAATCTTATCAAAAATCTAGTTAAAGATATAGAAGGTAATACACTTGTGCTGTTCAACTATATTGAGAAGCATGGGGAACCACTTTTTGAACTGATAAATAACACCATAGATCCCGCACGGAAAATCTTTTTTGTTCATGGTGGGACTGATGTTGAGGACAGAGAACAAGTCCGTCAAATTACTGAGACTGAGAATAACGCTGTTATCATCGCTTCATACGGAACATTCTCAACTGGTATCAACATCAAAAGACTACACAATATTATATTCGCTTCACCCAGCAAGTCGCGCATTCGTAACCTGCAGTCCATCGGAAGAGTCCTACGTAAAGGTGAAGGAAAGGACATGGCAACTTTATATGATATCGCTGATGATATTGGCGGACAGAATTACACACTCAAGCATTTGAACGAAAGAGTCAATATTTACAACGAAGAAAACTTTAAGTATGAAGTTATAAAAGTAAATCTTAGAGCAAATTAAATATGGAAGAAGAGTTTTACGCAACACTCAAATTAGTATCTGGGGAAGAGGTAGTAG